ATTTATTTCCCACAATTTTAATATTTGGTTCAAATGAATGATTGATATATTGACCTATTTCATCTTCAAGATGCATATTATCCCCAATATGAATACTGTTTTGTGTTGCAATATTTAACATTTTACCTGACATTACTCGTAAAATTTCATTTGGTTTATAACTTTGTGTTGTATAAATTCCTAACGGCAGTGAATTAGTTAATATAATTTGTTTATTAACAAATTTATGACCATTTTTAATCATTTTATCTATAAGTCTTGTACAAATATTTACTTGCATATATGTATAATTTGAATAGCTTTAAATTATTTTGAATATTATATTGTGTTAATATCTATTACCACAGGCCAATGGTCTGAATCCCATTTTCCACAATATTCTTTATAACCATGATAAATATAAGCATTAGTTATTTTCTTATTAATTCCAGATGTTACCAAAATATGATCAATCATAGATAAATCCTTCTGAGAACTTGTATTACAATTATTATCAGAATCCCACCAATCACTATATCTCTCAGTTTGAACTATTTTCGTTGCAATATTTGTTAACGTATATGTTCCCTTTTTTTCACCATCCAACCCTTTCATGATGTCTAAAACACGAGATACTGGCTTATCATAGTTTAAATCTAATACTTCTGCGTCATAATCATTCATATCTCCAATCAATATAACTTCATAACCCTTTTGAATATATGAACTAACCACATTTTGAATAACTTGAGCTTGAGCTTCTCTTTGAACACAACGAGCTGGGTCTGTTGGAATTGCTAATAAATGTGCTCCAATCATTGCTACATTCATTGTTCCAAATTTAAACTCAGTTATATAATGTTTTGAGACTCCTGAAGTTCCAGAAGCTGTTGTAGACCCACATTTTGTTCCAGAAATGGGATATGTTACTTTCTCTTCACTACGATACAAACTAACAAGTGGATCTATTCTTGTTAACATTCCTACATTTTGCCCTGTTCCTGTATCAGTTCCTTTCTTCAAATACGCATTATATGTAGAGTCTAACTGTTCTTTTAACATATTTAATTCATCACAACCTTCTACTTCACAAAGATTAATAATATCTGGCTGTAGTGTTTTAACAGTATTTGCAACATAAGACAGATGTGTTTGAGCGTCTGATACTGAATGCCAAGTACATCCATTTCCTGGACAATCCATGCCTGAGTAATAATCAATAAATAACCATTCAACATTATATTGAACTAAACGTAGACTATTTTTATCTTTACGGCGATCACTTATTGAAGTAACAGTTGGGCATTCTGTATCAGCTAATATAGTGTCTGAAAAAGAAAGAAAATAAAACAAAAACAACCCTAGAAATCTGGTTAAACCCATTATATTATACATATATAATATAATTGAAATATATTTAATTATTTGTTGGAATATATATATAGATATGAATACAATACAGACGATTATAAATTTGCCAACTGTGAAGAGTGTGTCTAAAGTATATCCTTCTACAGAATTTGTATTATATTTTGATGGATGTAGTAAAGGAAATCCAGGTGTAGCTGGAATTGGTGCTGTTATTTATAAAAATGGTGTAGAATATTGGTCGGATTGTAAATATATTGGAAATAAAAAAACAAATAATGAAGCTGAATATTGTTCTCTAATTCTTGGATTACAATCAGCAATAGAATTAGATATTAAAACACTTTCTGTATGTGGCGATAGTTTGTTAGTTATAAATCAAGTTAATAAAATATATAAGGTTAAAAACCAAAATCTATTAGTTCTGTATGACGAAGTAGTTAAATTAATAAAACAATTTACTTATATAGATTTTAATCATGTCTATAGAAAAGACAATAAACGTGCTGATGAATTATCTAATATTGCGTTGGTTTGTGTGGATCATTCTGAAACATTAACACCTATCGTTAAACATAATAGTAATCAAGTATAATGGAATAATGAATTTGTGTTTAGAATATTAATATTCTAGTAAACTAATACTCAATAACTGATTTGATTTATATTTTAACAAATCTAATTCTTTTTTTGTTGTAGGAAATAAATCTTTGCCATAAATATCTTGTAACATTAACCATTCAAAAATGCCTCCTAAATAAACAAAAATATTGTAAAATCCTAATGAATATAATTGCTGGTATTTTTTATTTATAGTTTCGTCATTACAATTTCGTCCATAAATAATAATTCTAATGCTTTTATTTTCTTTTATAAATCTATTAATTATGTCTTCTTCGTTATTTGCTAATGTAGTATTTACTATAAGACATTGTTGTTCAGATTGTGGTAAAGTATTAATAATTAAATAAATTTCAGGATTTTTAATAACTGTTTGCATATCTTCATAATTTATTTTTTTCATTGTTTGTGTATTTCCCATATTTAATGTATATTGTTAGTTTTTAAATAATAGCACAACTTAAAATAATTTATTTATAACTTGTAAAAATCCCCATTATAATAATGAAAAATCAAAAAACTAGTAACTCCAAATAAAACATCAACTAACAAATAAACCCATGAATTTTGATTACCAATTATTGCATTATAAGCAAATAAAAAATATAATAATCCATGAATAGGTCTTAGTTCATTCCACCAAATTTTATCGCCAAAAACTTCAGGTCCAGTTTTTCTTATTCCAGAAAAATATAAATAAAAAAATCCAATAGCAGGTAATAAAGCTAAATAGCCCAGGTACATTAGATTATTTTTGTTACTTTTTTTTGCTAGATAAACTAACAATGTCCTTGTTCCAATACACCCAAACACAAATAATAAGAACCTCTTTTGAATAGTGTTCATAATATTAATATATATTTAATGAAATTGTACAACAATTTCAACTTTCTCCTTTTTAATGCTTTTTGTTGCTGATATAGATAATTCTTCGCGCTTCTTTCTAGTTTTAGAGTTGTCTGTAATAATTCCCTTGCGTTTAGAAGTGCTGTTACGATTGTTCATATCTTTTTCAATATCAGTGTAATTTTCTTCTATATAATCAACAACTTTATTTTCAATAGCCCATTTAAAAAAATTAAGTTGCCCAATAGTAGTTTCAATAAATTTGCCATTTGTATATGGAATACTAATGCGTTCCCAACGACAAAAAGGGTCAAACCTTTTTTTAGAATAAGCTTTTAATTTAAGTTTATAATCATCATAAACTTTAAAACGTCTTGTAATATTATCATGTGCTCCTTCAATAACATAAAGTGTATAATATTTTTTAGCATAATTAGTAGAAAACCAATCAACAATGCGAAGAGATATTTTGGAATCTCCCGTAATAATCTTTAGCATTTTGTCTAAATTATTATTTGGATTATATACTCCATTTAAATCGTCTGTTTTGTAAAAAGTCATTAAGTTTTTAAGTAATAAATCATTTTGGGTTGTATAATTAGAATTGTTCATTAATTAAGTTTTGAATAATTTGTTTAAGTAGTTTTATTCCTAAATTAAATTATTTTAATTTTAACGAATTTAATATCTAAATAAATATTATGGATTCTTTTATGGATAAATATTTTGGACCTCTTCCAAGAGAGTATTGTGTATATTTCTATGCATTATCAATCATATTTGGTGTAATGTTTGTAATGAGTGTAATATCAATTTCCTATTTTATGATTACACATGTTAAGAAAATAAATACAATGTTTATAGTAAATTCTATTTTCATTTTGTTTAACTCTTTCTTAGCATATTTAGCAAATAGATTACTTCATACTATGTGTGTTAAGAGTATCTAAAATGCCCTAATTTATCTTTAAGTTTCTTCTTTTGACTTCTCTTTAGAACGCTCAAATGTTGTATTAATTGGCTTTAAAAACATATCACGAGCAACTACATCATTTACATAACTTGTTTGTAAAAAAGGATTTATACCTCTTTGAGCAAACATTTCACGACCTGCTATTTTTGTATCTAAATCTTCACGCTTTGTTCCGCTAGAATTTTGATTTCTTGAAAACATAGAATTAGTTATATTTATCAAGTCAGAATCTTGATTAAAAAAAGAATCATCTGCTAAAGATTGATTGATTGCATTTATTTGTGAATCATTGCCAATCTCTGGTTCTCTTGCATTTTTTTCTGGTCTAGCACTCTTATAGTAAGCCTCTCCGGTACTCCATTTCCACGTAGTATACATTATTATATTTAATTTTAAAATAATGAATTGTTAAACTTAAATAATACTTTGAAATCTAGATATTTGATATTTAAATAGATTGTAATCATAACATATTTAAACATATATTTAAACTTAAATATAGTATTTACACATTTTCTCATTTAAAACGCTCAGTTTATAGCCCTATTGGGATATCAAACAAACTCTAATTATGATATGCTAAAATAAAGATGACGATGAAACAGAAAATATGATAATACAAATTTAGAAGAATATTAATTATTCTCTTTAATTATTACCATGTTCTTTGTAAACATAAACGAATCTTTGTTAGTTCGTCTTCTTTTCAAATTACATTCTAAACAAGATATTAGTAAATTTCCACTATTATGTCCAATATCGTTATTAATTCTGTCAAGAGTCCATTGTTTCATTTCTCTTACATGCTCATATAACACATAAACCTCGGCGGAACAATAACAACATTTCATATTACTTTGTTTTAATAGTTCTATTGTTTCTTCAAAACTAACAAAGTCTATTTTATTTAATTTGTTTTTAATTATATCTTGTTGTTTATAATTATAAATTTTATGTTTTATGTGACTTGTTAGTTTAGTTATGTATTTATCTTTATTTTGATTAACTATAAAATTATCAGACATTAAATACTGTAGTTGTTTTTGATGAGTCAATTCTGTATCGTTTAGTCCCCATGTTTTGGTTTCTACTCTCATTTTTCTCTCCTTTTCACAATTTATTTTTTTAATTTTGTTTTGTTGAATATCTGCTATTATTATTTTTTTTAT